ATGGCGAGTGAATTATGCAAGGCTTGCGATGCCGGGCGAAACTGCATAAATGGCATATACTGCCCGGCACGCAAGCAATATGTAGAACATCAGGTAATACTCGAATGTAATGAGCGATTTCGCAACAAGGGAGAAGAACAGAACGTACTACCAGGAACACCGGGAACAGATCCTAAGAGCCACGAAGGAGTGGCGAAAGAGAAACCGGGAAAAATACCTGGCGTATCAGAAAGAGTACTGGAGTAAGCACTACAGGAACTACGGTACGAAGAACCGGGTAGCCGACAGAGCGATGCGTGAGAGGAAGAAGCCGGACGTAGAGAAGGCTCTTTCCATGTTCAAGAATCCGCAGCAGGCAGCGCATCTGGCATGGCTGCTAGAGAACAAAAAGAATAATCGGTCGTGAGTTCAATAATAGAGTTATTAACCAGCGAGGACAGAAGGAGATAGGCTCTAATATCAAAACAAATAAACTTATAACATCTTGAAATTAAGATATGAGAGCCGGAAACGCATCTCCCGAAGTCTGACAACAAACAAAGAAAGCGAGGTGGTACATGAGGAAGTAAGAAAAAGAAATCGTTAGAAAATTATGCTTTTATTCATTCGGCTGGCGGTGGAAGAAGGAAGAACCCTGCAACATATTCATTTTGTTATTCATTTATTTTGCACCCGCAGGCACAACTTCCGGAATCCCTGCCAGCTTTCTCTATCGCAACCGAAAAGAAGGGAAAGAAAGGGGTAGGGGAAAGATAGGGATAATAACGCATGTGCGCACGTATATGCGCACGTAAAGGGTGTTGGATAATAAACTACACCAGCAAAACAAAATAAACGCTTATGCGTGAAATTCAAACAAAATAATTACTTTAAAGAAAAAAATGGAAAAAGGAACAGTTATAATCGGAATCGACCCCGACAATCAGGAAAGCGGAGTTGGAGCAGTCTTTGACGACAAGAAGTTTCTCGCTTATAAAATGAACTTCCCAGCTTTGATAGATTACCTTAAGGCAATGAACGAGAGTTGCAAGAAGATTAAGGTCGTTATTGAAGGCGGCTGGCTCAACAAAAGCAACTGGCATGTGCTTAATCGGTTCATGACGGCAGTCAAGGCAGCAGCAATCGGACGCTCTACCGGAATGAACCATCAGACCGGAATCTTGATTGTCGAGTGCTGCAAACACTACAATATCCCCTGCGAAATCATCAAGCCATTGAAAAAATGCTGGAAGGGGAAGGACGGAAAAATCACGCAGGACGAAATTGCTTATTTTGTAAGCGCAGGACAAAAGTTGCCGAGAATGAACCAAGACCAGAGAGACGCACTTCTCCTCGCATGGGTCTGTGCAGGATACCCGGTCAGAGTGATGCCGAAGAAACCGCAGACAACCCTGCAGAAGACCATCCGAGCCTTTGATTGATAAGATAAAACGAAGTGTTGGAAAAAGTTAAAAGTGTGCAAAGAACAAACAACTAAAGCAAAAAAGTCGTATCTTTGCGCCAGTATTTGTCAGATAAGCACAAATTTCGAACTTAAAACAAGAAGAAAATGAAAACAGAAGAAATCGCACTATCGAGGGTCAGCGAGAACGAAGCGAACCCTAGAACCATAACTGAGGCGAATTTCCAAAAGCTGGTAAAGAGCATTCTTGTATTTCCTAAGATGCTCCAGCTTCGCCCTATAGTCGTAGACGAAACCTACAAGGCACTGGGTGGCAATATGAGAACGAGGGCACTCTGCCACATCGTGAGTATGACACCCGAAGCCATCATGGACGTTCTCGACACAGACCAGCGACTGACCGATGCAGAGAAGCTGGCAATCGCCAACTACTGGAGCCAGTGGAAGGAGCAGCCAACTGCAACTATCGTTAAGGCATCAGACCTCACGGAAGGACAGAAGAAAGAATTCATCATAAAGGATAATGCTGGCTTCGGAGACTGGGACACCAATGCACTGGCGAACCAGTGGAATACCGACCTTCTCAAAGACTGGGGTGTGGAATCTTTCAATAACTACGATATAAGCGGTTTTTTTGATGAAGATGATAAATCTATCGGAAACGAAGAGAAAACCGCTCAGAACGAGAATTTAAGTAAAATAACTATAGAAATTCCGTCAGAGATGGATGATAGTAAGCAGGAAATCATCGATTCTGTTCGTGAATTACTGAAGGATTACGAAGGAGTAAAGGTATATGAATAGGTTTGTAAACACATATAATGAGATTGTTGGCTTTCATCGCTATCCAACCGCTCCCCAGTTCTGCCTATATCTAGCGGCGAAACATCGTCACGTTTTTGTTATTAGGGCTTCATTTAGGGTGGAGCATAACAATAGACAACTGGAAATTAATCAGCAGCAAAATGAGATTAAAACTTATCTTTTGGATAAGTATGGAGAGCCTTGCAAGTTCGGTGATATGTCCTGCGAGGATATAGCCGAAGAGTTACTAACGCACTTTCATGCAAGTAGGGTGCAAGTTTTGGAGGACGGATATGGAGGAGCTACGATTACCGAGTAATATTAAGGTGCACTTCGCAGCCTGCGAAGTGCAAAACCAATTCCTGGCATTAAAAGAGTTGGGAGTAAATTACGGTCTATACACCGCTTATCCATTCGTTGAACGTCTCGTGTTTGGTGGGGGGGTATCTCCTATAATGCCACTCAAGTGGCAGAAGGAAAACCCATATAAGGAGATTCCGAAATACATCATGGATAATATGAAGCACGTTATACAAGATAGCGGACTTTTCACGTTGATGTTTGGTAGCCAGCAAGGCAAGAAAGACGAGACTCTTATCAATAAGTGGTATGATGGTTTGGTTAGATATACCAATGAATATACGCAAGGTGTTACGATGGTTGAGGTGGACTGCCAAAAGGTACTGAACCCTTCTAAGGCTTGGGAGTTCCGTGAGCGTCTTCGTAATGATTGCCCTAACAATAGAATCATCAATGTCTTTCATCTAGAGGATGGGGCAAAAGGACTTGATCGGTTAATTGAATTTAGCGACTATATCGCAATCAGTGTTCCGGAGTTAAGAATAGCTGGAAAGGTTAGTCAAGTTCCAGCACTGGCGGCTTACATCAAAAGAAAGAAACCATCGATAGATATTCATCTCCTTGGTTGCACTGAATTGAAATTGCTTCGACAATGCAGGTTCTGCACAAGTGCTGATTCTACTACTTGGACCATCGGGAAAAGGTACGGATATATTGAAGGAAAGCATATTTCCTCAATCAATACCAAGAAGATAAAGCAGCATTATGGGGAAGATGTATATCTAAGAGTGCAAGAATACAACAAGAAAGAATATAATACGAACTTCTTGCTTCTTCAAGTAGATAAGTTGAAACATACTTATGAGAAAACTTGTGGATGTCAAGATTATAAAAATAAATAGCTTATGTATTACGTATCTAAGAAAATAGAGGTGGCAGCTTGCCACAAATTAAAGCTTTCGTATGAAAGTAAGTGCGCAAACCTTCACGGTCACAACTGGCACATCACTGTATATTGTAAGGCTGCAAAGCTGAACAAAGATGGAATGGTCGTGGACTTCAAGCACATCAAGCAGAAGATTCACGGCTATCTCGATCACGGTAATCTCAACGAGTTGCTTACTTTCAACCCTACTGCGGAGAATATCGCTAAGTGGATAACAGACCAAATCCCAGAGTGCTATAAGGCAGAAGTGCAAGAGAGTGATGGTAATATCGCAATCTATGAGGAGGACTAAGATATGAAGGTAAACGAGATTTTTTATTCCATTCAAGGTGAAGGAGCATACGCAGGTAATTCAGCTATCTTTGTGCGTTTCAGTGGTTGTAACCTCAAATGCCCATTCTGTGACACCGATTTCAAAAAGTATACAGAAATGGACGAATATGAAATTGTATTGGAGGTGATGAAACAATCATCTTCTTGCAAATTTGTTGTATTGACTGGTGGCGAGCCAACGCTGCAGGTTAATTCTAAGCTGCTGGAGTTGCTTCATAACAAAGGGTATTTTGTTGCGATGGAGACTAATGGAACAAATGAGGTTCCTGCTGGTGTAGACTGGGTAACATGTTCGCCTAAATGCCAATTCGTGAAAAATGGTGAATTGGCAATAAAGCAATGCAATGAGTTAAAGCTAGTATATACTGGCGAGAATGAGGTTACAGATTTCGGTATTAAGGCAGATTACTACTATTTGCAACCTTGCGATACTGGAGCAGAAAATGAAAATCGCTATATTGTAAATAGTTTGATTTGTTACGTTAAGGAAAATCCAAGATGGAAGATTAGTGTGCAACTTCAAAAAATACTGGAGGTGAGATAATGAACAGAAAAGAAGAAATTCAAAAGCACATCAAGGCTTTATTGCAGTTGATTGGCGATAATTCGGAGCGTGAGGGATTAAAGGGGACTCCCGAGCGTGTTGCGAGAATGTTCGGGGAGATTTACCGAGGTTATGACCCTGCACAGAAACCGAAGATTACCACATTCCAAAATGGAGTTGATGGTATTGTGTATGATAGTATGGTTATAGATGAAGGTACTTTCTATTCTATGTGCGAGCACCACATGATGCCATTCTTTGGTAAATATTGGTTTGCTTACATTCCAAACCCGAATGGTAAGATACTAGGTATATCTAAGATTGGTCGTGTCGTTGATTATTGCGCTGCTAGATTGCAGATACAAGAGCGATTGGGGCGAAACATCGTTGATATGCTTTCGGATGCCCTAGGTAAAGAAAATCCTCCTCTTGGCATCGCTATCGTTATGGAAGGTGAGCATCTTTGCAAAACTATGCGTGGAGTGAAAAAGAAAGGTATAATGCGCTCTTCGTACTTTGTTGGTGAATTTAAAAATAACAATGAATTGAGGTTGCAATTAGAGAATGCTATACGAGCCAGCAGGCAGGGTTAACCCCTGCCAGTGGCTTTAAGTATGCAATCACAAATGAAGTCGCTTTGGTTGCCCTCGATGGTTGCCAGTGCATCTAATACTTCCTGGGAGGCTGAGAAATAAAGTCGCTTGGCGCACTTTTTCTTTCGTCCAGAGCCTTTGCGTGCTCCACCCCAAGATTTGTTTGATGATTCGTTTAATTCACTCATAACGTTAAAAATTTGGTTGTATGAAAAATAATTCGTAAATTTGCAAACGAAATCCCAAAGTGGGGTGGTGGTTCGAGCACCACCCCTTGGAGCTTAGAATAATCTAATCGTAAATGATAAGATTTCTATTTTCCAAATCTTCAATGAAATTTTCAGTACGTTCATAAGACTTTGGGATTTCATTTTACTTTCCCTCATCCTCGGAGGGTTTCAGTAGATAAGGACTCTTCCCTTATTACGTTTGCAAAGATACGAAATTTATTTGAAATATGCAACTTTTTTCAAGAATATTTTAAATAAAAAACAAAGAAATTTTAACTATGCCAAAAGGTAATAACGAGAAGTTGCGGTTGCAGCGCATCGACATACAGAACCGCCTAGACATCATTGCTCCTCTGTACCGCCGAGGTTGGACGGAGCGAGAAATCACTGCGGAGGTTCGCAAGCGGCTCGATAGACCGAAATACAATCAAGCGCACTGCGACATTCAGCGGTTATTGAAGGAGTGGAGGGAAGAGCGGCTGACCGACACGGACGAGAAAATAACCAGTGAGGTGGCAAGGTTGAAGCTGGTGATACGTGAAGCGTGGGAAGCCTGGGAGAAATCCAAAGAGGACTACCACGAAAAGACAGCGACCCAGCAGGGACTGCCAATCGTAGATGAGCGAGGAAAGCAGATTTCAATCGAGACCGTCAAGGCGATAATGTACGATGCCGAGAAGCGAGGATTCGGAGAACCACGCTACCTCGACATCATCATCAAGGCAGAGACGCAGATTTGCAAGCTGCTCGGACTGGATAAGGTTGTGCTCGACCTGAACGCAGGCTTCCAAGGCGGCATCGAGGTACGCTACATCAACTCGGGACATACTTGCGCATCCAGCGAGCAGGAAGTAATCGAGCGTGAAGGATTGGATAAAGAATAATTTAACCATAATTTTGTTTTAAGTTTTTATTGTTTGAAAGAATGGCACTATTTGACGTTATTGGTGAACTCTATGATCCGAATGCGGACGTGAAGCCAAGGTTTCTCGTGAACCAAGGAGGCACGTCCTCGGGGAAGACATACACCATCATGCAGCGTCTTATAGTGCTTTCTTTTGAGCACCCAAGGGTGATTATCACGGTGTGCGGTCAAGACCTCCCGAACCTGAAGGTGGGAGCCATGCGAGACCTCGACACTATCCTGCACACAAGGGCAGAGTTGCTGGACTGGTTCAAGAACAATAAGAGCGACAGCAGCTACCGAGGCAAGAACGGCTCAATCATCGAGTTCAAGAGTTACCAAGATGCGCAGGATGCGAAGAACGGTAAGCGAGACTATCTGTTCGTGAACGAGGCGAACGGTGTGCCCTACGAAGTGTTCTGGCAGCTTGCCATCCGAACCCGAAAGCAGGTGTTCATCGACTACAACCCAAGCGCACGCTTCTGGGTGCACAACAACATCATCGGAAGGGATGACTGTCGACTGATCCTGAGCGACCACCGAAACAACAGATTTCTCACGGAGCAGGAACACAAGAAAATTGAAGAGATTGACGACCCCGAACTGTGGCGAGTTTATGCAAGAGGATTGACCGGAAAGATTACCGGGCTTATCTTCACCAACTGGGGCATCGTTGATAAGCTGCCACCAAGGGAGGAGTGGAAGATGGAATGCAGGGGTATGGACTTCGGATTCACCAACGACCCAACTGCGCTGGAGCACGTTATATTGGCGCACGGAGAGTTATGGGTGGACGAAGAAATCTACCAGCCTGGAATGACGAACGATGACATCGCAGACCGATGCAAGGAACAAGGACGGACGAAACGTGACCTTATCATTGCGGATTCGGCAGAGCCTAAGAGCATTCAGGAGATACACAACCGAGGTCTGTGGATAATCGGCAGCACCAAAGGCAAGGACAGTATCAACAACGGCATCGACATCTTGAAGCGTTTTCGCATCAATATAACAAGACGCAGCCACGGCATCATCGGGAACATGCAGCAATACAAGTGGAAGAAGTCAAGGGATGGAGAGACAACGAACCAGCCTATAGACGCATTTAACCACGGCATAGACGCAATACGATACGTAGCCTTAAAGAAGTTATCCGTAGCGAGCCATGGAACGGCTAGGGCGCACGTATTGAGACAAAGATAACGACAAAATTATAAAGCGTATGGATAATAACACTACATTCAAGTACTGGCTGGCAGTTGCTAGGCACACCAGCTATAAAATCGGCAAGCAGCCACGACCAGCTTTCGTTGGAGGAAAGCAAGTGCCCGACAATCTCAACCAGCTATCCATCGGGCAGCTGATAGACCTTTCCCAGCTATCAGACAGCGAAGAAAGTCTGTATCAGATAGTGACAACCGTCCTCGGTCTGAGCCACAAGGAAGTGGAGCAGGCTAGGGCGGTTGATGTCGTTATGCTCATCGGCTGGGTAACATCAGAGGTGGAGCGCATCAATAAACTCTTCGAGAGCACCGACACAGCGAAGCCAACAAGACTGGAGAAGGAAGCAGGCATAGATACCCTGCGCTTTGGTCTGTTCGGCATGTTGGACTGGTACGCGGTAAGGATGGGCATCAGCGACCACGACCAAGTTCTGAAAACACCATGGCTTCGCATCTACAAGTGCATGGAAATGGACAACAAGAGAAGCGTGTACGAGCGGAACCTGCAGAAGTTGCAAGCGGAAGAAATGAAACGTAAATCTAGATAATTATGGCAACAATCAGAGAAACATTAAAGCAGTTGGCAGCAGACACGCTACCAGACTACACCTACCTTTTCGAGGACTGGGACACAGCGGACACCAAGCTGGAGAAACTGAACTATCCGGCAATCGTCTGCATCATCCCAGCCAGCGGCACGACAGAGATACGCAACGGCAGGGTATACGACACCGTGAACGTTGCCCTGGCGTATCTCGACACCGTACCGAGGGGAGCGGAAGGAGAAGACAACGGAGAGTGTATCGACCGAATGAAGGTGGCAGGGGCGAGGATGATACGAGCCATCAACCAGTCGCGCCAGTTCGAACCATTGGAAGGGCAGCAGTACTACGAGACCATCATCGAGCGTTTGAGCACGATCGTGTCGGGCGTAATGTACTCCCTGCAACTGACACAGAGCATAGGAGGATGTGCGGTATGAGCAAGGGAGGAATACAATTCGACCCCAAGGCGGCATCGCTCATCATGCGTGAGGAAGTGGAGAGAGCACGGCAGCTTATCATCAACCACATTCGTATCAACGGACAGAACGCATCGGGGCGCACAATAGCGAGCCTAAAGGTGGAGCAGCCCAGCGAGGAAGAAACCATCCTCTGGGGACACAAGCCATTCGGGGTTCTCGAAACTGGACGAAGGGCAGGAAAGATACCATACGGCTTCCGTAGCATCATCCGGCAGTGGATGAAAGACAAGGGGCTGCACGGCAGACCTATCCCCTACAAGACCCAGCGGCAGCACAAGTATACTCCACAAGAGCGTGGCGACATGAGAATGGCAGGAGCCATCGCGCACACTATCGCCAGCAAGGGTTCTAAGCTGCACCGGACTGGCGGCAGGGCTGACGTATACAGCAACGTTGTGACCGACACGATGAAGCGGCTCGAGCAGCGACTTATTTTCTTAATCCACCAGTCGGTGGGAAGTATCAAACTTAACAATGAGACGGTATGAGACAGACAGTGAACAACGGATATTCTTTTTTCTATCCAGATGAAGTGTGCTTCGCCTTCTTGCCTTGCATCATCAGAGCGAGTGGAAGCAACCTATCGTGTATTGAGGTAATAATCAGATGGGGCAAAACGGAACGAGCCTACAATGTGGAGGCGTTCAACGGTGAGTGCATTACAGACTCCAGGGCATACGTACAAGCCTTTTTCGATGGACGCATCAATGCAGGCGTGGACTGGACGATAAACTATGACGTCAATAACTTATCCCAGTACATAAGAGTTGAGGTTAACGCATACGATGACAGAGACGGACAGCTTGCGAGCATCGAATTCACTACGAACGTAGTATGGGGTGCGCCAAGGTTCGGGGAGACCTGGAACGGCTACAAACGCCTTACGTGGTTCACCAACTATCCGTTCTCTTTTGGTATGTATTTAAGTAAGGCGGACACCAAACTGCTTATAGGTTACGAGGGAGCACCCAACAAGCTGCTTGAGATTCCGAACACCAACATGATAGACTTCAATGCAGCCATATTACCAAGCGGTGCCAGTTACTGGAACATCTACGACTACGATGGAGAGATTCAGCAGGGAACGTTTGACAATACTTTCGGCCTTACTTTCTGTCTATCTGCCGGTGGAAAGCAGTCACTATTGCTGCGCATTGACAGAGACGATACCGAGAGCGGCATCTATCTGCGTTGGATTGACCGACACGGATTCATTCGCTATTGGCTATTTGCGTCTGGGGAGGAAACGAGAGAAATAGCCAGCGACCTGAGTTTCATACGCAACAATCTGGGTAAATACAGCGACATATACGGCTACGTTGGCGACAGCGGAAGAAGGCAGGGATACGAGCGCACGGATTCAATCAAACTTTGTGCCCCGTTGGTTGACAGTGATACGTTCGATATGCTGCAAGACCTAGCCAGCAGCCCAGTCGTTGACATGTACCTAGGGGGAGACTGGACGCAAGAGGAAGACCAGTGGATGAGCGTAACAATCAAGGCAGGAAGCTACACGAAGAGCACAGCTTGCTTGCAGGATTTCGTGTGCGAAATGATTATTAACAACATTAACGTTCAGAGACTATGATAGACCAGCAACTTTACATTGACGGTGTTTTGATGGACTTGCCGGAGAACACCGATGTGGTGCTCGACATCAAGAGCAACCTTTTTCGTGACGTCACAAAAATAACCTCAAACTACACGTACACCATCCAGTTACCACGGACGGTGCATAATCTTTCAGTATTGCAGCAAGCGGACAGACCGAAGAGCGGCAGCAGATACCCCTATATTTTCCATAAGTGCAGTTATTTCCGTGGAGGTGTGCAAATTATCAAGGACGGACGTTTGAACGTTCTGAGCATCGAGGAAAGCATCGAGGTTTCAATCTACTGGGGTATAATGCCAGCGTTCACGAAGCTACTGGAGAGCGGAATGAAACTGAACGAACTGGGAGTGACAGACAGAGTGCTTTTTGAAAAGTACAACACACCGAACACAAGGGAGGAAGCCGTGAGCAAGGGGATATTCTTTGCTTATTACAATCCATACCGAATTGAGAGTAGAGATAACTTTGGTATTAATCTGGTGCAGAGGAATAAGTATACCACGACACAATACCCGTCTTGCCGTGGACGCATCAGAACTGGCACAGAGGTAGGAAAGTACATCAGTGGAAATATAGAGAACGCACCGGACACGATTTGTGCTCTCATCCCCTTCTTGCCATCATCAACGGCAAATGTGCAAGCGCAAGGAAAGGGCGATTACAGAAGCTATGCAGTACTGGATAAGTACATGCGGGTTATATCCGTGAGCGGAGAAGATGAGACGCTGGAAGTATACACCATCAGAGGAGAGGCAAGGGCTGCATACCTCGTAGTGAATGCACCTGCCGAATATTACAGCACTCTGTCGCTATCAGTTACCGGGCTGACACCTATGCACGAAATGATAGATGGCGATAATAAGGAGGATTTCGTAGGCGATGATGTGGCGGTGGATGAATATAAAACGTCCCCAAAATTCTTGCAGCCATGTGTGACCGTAAACTGGCTATTGTCAAGGATAGCGAGGAAGACGGGCGTATCTTTCGTTTGGCAGGATGATGAAGCAAAGAAGATGTTGAACAACCTTGTTGTGCCTATCATCAACAACAAGGCAGACGACAAGACAATTATCGGTAATCTGACCGCAGACGTTAAGAGCCGTGACGGACTGGGTGCGCTTTCCTTTTCCGTCAACAACTCATTGACATCAGTCACACCAAGCACTGGCAGCGATGTACAGAAACTGACGATAACGAAGGATTGCGAACTGACCTTTGATGTGCAAGTGCAATACTACGTCAGACATCAGTTTGAAGACGCAGCGGAGATTCAGTTGCCTATGGGCGTGAAAATGACCGTAACAACACCAAGTACCACCGGAGGTGAGGCATCCACGCAGGAATACGAGTTCGGAGATTTGAAGTACGAGGATGGACAGGTTAAGTACCCGTTCGTACTACGCAGATATGCTATCGATGGCTATCTTTATTTGCTTTCGGCAGGGACAAACACTATATCGCTAAAGAAGGACGATGTACTGACGTTTGAGACTATCATGCACGGAATAAACACAGTCAACATGCCTTCCGTTTATGGCGGCAAAATCACTGCGAGCGTCAAGAGTTGGGACAGCGTTCCGATTGGTGGAAGTTTCCCTATCGGCATAAACCTGCCTGAAATCGAGGTAACAAACTTCATTAAGTTTCTAGCTTTGATAACTGGCTCGTTCCCTAGGCAACTGACCAACAGCACGCAAGTGCAGTTTATCATGTTTACCAGAGTTTGGGCAAACAAGGCGAACGCCTACGACTGGAGCGGAAAACTCATTCCGTATGACCGCCAAGGTGCACCACGGAAAAGCGAGTATTCCGTTTCAGACTTTATGCAACACAACCGCTACAAGTGGAAGGAAGACGAAGAGACAACCGGGGACTATGATGCAGACCTCGTAATCAGCAACCAGACTTTGGGCTATGAGCAGAACACATGGACGCTACCTTTTGCAGCCAGCGATGGCAACCGCATACCGATAAGAACACTTGATTCTTTCGGCATGAAGAATGGTGGAGAGTATAAGGGATGCAAGGAGCGGATAATGACGCTAAGAGATGATAAGGAGCAAGCTGCACTTCGATTTGATATTGACCTTCAGAACATATTCGATACGAAGTACAAGCAGCTTGCAGCAAGTATCGCCAGGGCGCACGTAATCACGGAACGGCTCAATCTGTCGGACTTGGATATACTAGATTTTGACGAAACGAAGCCAGTGTACCTTGCACAGTATGGCGCATATTTCGCAGTTCTCGAAATCAAGACCACAAGCAGCGGATATTGCGAGGTTACAATGATAGAGTTAAACAACTAAAAAGAACGAACTATGGTAAGTGAAGACAAACAGCAGATTCTTGACATCAAGGTCAAGTACGAGGATGCAATCTATGGCATCATAAGATACAAGGAAAAGATAGACCAGTTGAAGGCAAGTATCAAGGACTTGCAGCAGCAGGAAAAAGACAAGACCATCACAACAAACGAAATGAAGGTGCAGACGGAAGCTATCAACGCAACCATCAAGGAGTATCGTTACAACGTGCGCACGCTGCAAAAGGAGATACAGAACAACGTGCGCACCGAGAACGAGCAGGAAGGCAGCTTGAAGCAGTTGCGCGCCCAGCTTTCAAATGCCACGAAGGCTTATGATGAGATGAGCCGTGCCGAGCGTGATAGTTCCAAGGGTCAGGAGATGCAGGAGCATATTCAAGACTTGATAGAGGAGCTGAAAGAGGCTGAGGAGGCTACTGGAAGATTCCAGCGCAGTGTCGGCAGCTATTACGATTCCATGATGAAGGCGGCTGACGACCTACAGAATACCGAGTTTTTCGGTTTTGATGTTGTTGATGATACTGGAATCGGAAAGGTTATGGAAATGGGAAAGTCTGTGGAAGACCTAAGGGTGAAGTTTGGCGCGTTGAAAAATACGGCTCTTTCCTTATTGACCAACCCTTATTTCCTCGCCATGGCAGGTGTGGCTGGTGTCGGAATTGCTTTCAAATGGTTCTATGACTACAACAAGGGCATAGAGGAAGCCACACGCAAGACCATGCAGTTCACTGGGCTTTTCGGTGACGAAATGAAATCAGTGAGAAATCAAGCCTTGGCAATCAGCGAGACGTTTGACGTGGATTTTGGCGAAACCTTGCAATCCGCAAATGTAATGAGCAAGCAGTTTGGTATCAGTGTATCAGAATCGCTAAAGCTCTTGCAAGATGGCTTTGTGGCTGGTGCGAATGCTAGTGATGAGTTCCTAGAGAACGTGAAGGAATACCCAACGTACCTGAAGGAGGCTGGATTGAATGCGGAGCAATTCGTGGCTATATCAACCAACGCCACCAAGCAGGGAATATTCTCTGATAAGGGTCTTGACACCATCAAGGAGGGTAATCTTAGACTTCGAGAGATGACCACCGCAACAGCAGCCGCATTGGATGGCATAGGTATATCAAGCGAGAAAGTTCAGAAAGAACTGCAAAACGGTAGCAAGACCACATTTGACATCATGCAGGAGGTCGGAAACAAGCTGAAGGAGTACCCTGCTTCATCAGCCAAGGTAGGAAAAGCCATCGCAGATATATTTGGAGGTCCTGGCGAGGATGCAGGTCTAAAGTACATCGAGACCCTCGGAGACATTGAGATGAACATGGATAAGGTCAAGGAACAATCCAGTGATGTTGCCAAGGCTCAGGAAAAGCAGGTGGAAGCCAACAAGCGTTTGAAGGATACCGCAAGTGCACTCTTTGACGTTACTGGTGGCGGCTTCGAAATGATGAAGGCTCAGGCGGCAACATTCGTGAGCAACCATCTAACGAAACTATTGAGGGCAATCATCAACCTTTATAACCAAAGCGTGGCATTTAGGGGATTGATTCAGTTGATAGGCTTTGCGTTTAAGTCTGTCGGGCAGGTTGCCTTGGTTGCCTTCAACATCATCATAGATGCCATTAAGCTTGTTGCAAGACCAGCGAGGGGACTGTTGCAGATGTTTGAGGGCTTTTTCTCCTTTGACGTGAAGAAGATGCGAGACGGCTTTAACTCCATCTTTTCGGGTCTTGGCAATACCGTGAAGGAGGCTTGGGGAGACTTGAAGAAATTCGGCAGCGGAATGGCTGATGCTATCGTGGGTGGCATGAAGAATACTTTTAACCATGCTAACATCAAGATACCAGTCAGCGCAGATGCACCATCCATGGCGACCGCCACAACCGACAATACAAAGCTCAAGGACGGCACTAATATCGCCAGCACTACCCCTAAGACCAAGAAGGAGAAGGCAGCAGCCGACAAGGCGGCAAAGGCAGAAGCAGAGCGCAGGAAGAAGCAGGAAAAGGAATTGCAGGAAGCGATTGCGCTTATACAGTACAAGTACAACGAGCAAGTAATGGATGCTAAGAAGCGATACCTCGCAGGCATGTACGACAACGAGCGAGACTACAGCAACGACCTCGAACAGCTGGAGAAGAACATGGTGGCACGAAGCATTGACGCATACGTGGCGGCAGGGCAAATCGGAGCGGAAAAGGCGCAGGAGATGCAGGCAAAACTTCTCGACATCATGATAAAAGCAAAAGCGGACTTGAAGAACCAGGCGAAGGAAATTGTGGACGAACTCAACAAGGAGTTCGAGAACGCAGAGAAGGCACGCAAGGATGCAAATATATTGGGTGGTGGCACTAGCGATGAGGAGAACGACAACGCAGCCAAGTTGGAGCGGTATAAGGCTTTCCTAGAGCAGAAGCTAGCAATGACCCAAGAGAACACGGAAGCGCAGAAGCAGCTCCAGCAGCAGTTGAACGACACAGAGGTACAGCTGGCAGACGATTCGAACAAGAAGCAGCAACAGAAAATCGGTGAACGCCAGCAGATGATGGCTAACATGATTTCTACGCTGGGCGATGGACTGTCTAGTTTCTTCAATGAGCAAGACAAATCCTTCCACAACTTCTTGAAATCCATGCTCACATCTTTGCTTGATGCGATTGAGATGGCAATCACGACTTACTATGCACAGATGTTGGCACATGAGCTGGCAGAAAAGTCGTGGTTTGGCGTTGCCAGTGCAGCAGGCATGATGGCATTAACCAAGGCAGCCCTTGCCGGAGCGAAAGCAGCCGTCAAGGGCTTTTCCACTGGTGGCTACGTCCAAGGCTCTGGAACCGGAACGAGCGACAGCATCCCGGCAAGGCTTAGTAATGGCGAGAGCGTAATGACCGCCAAGGCGACTTCGATGTTCAGCCCGATATTATCCGCATTCAACCAGCTAGGCGGTGGTGTTCCTATCGTAGTTAACAACGGAGGCAGCAACATCGGTATGGATATGCTGGCGGCAGCTGTAGCAAGAGGGTATCAGATGGCTCCACAGCCAGTAGTGAGCGTTGAGGAAATAAACCGAACCCAGCGTAGAGTGCAGACGATAGAGAATATCGGCAGGATTTAAAGTGTAGTTATTTATTCAAGATTTGCGTTCTGAGCGGTTTTCGCTTAAAGGTGGTAAGGTTACACACCAAAGGCAATAAAAGCCGCTTAGAACGCAAAATTTCGGCTTGTTTAGAAAAATTAACTGCTTATGAGATAAACATATTGAAAAATATCGTATCTTTGCAGCGTTTTAAAACTTAAAAAATCACGATTCAATGGCAAAACTCAGAATATACAACGACATCGACAGTCAAGACAATAAATTTTGGTATCAATGGTGGGGAGGCGATTGCGTATGCTTTCAAGACATAGATGCTTTTGCAGCAAGCATACCGAAAGACGATGATAATATCGATATGCGCATCTTCTGTAATGGCGGCTCTGTGGTCGAGGGTTGGGCGATTTACGACAGACTGCGACAGAGCGGAAAGAAGATTTCCTGCACCGTTGAGGGCAAGGCAGCATCCATGGCAACAATCATCATGCTCGCAGCACCTAAGGAGAGCCGCAAGGCATACGAGAACGCAGCCTTCCTGCTGCACAATCCGTGGGTTCCCGGCTGGTGTTTGGGCGACCAGCTGAACGCAAAGGACTTGAAGAACCAGAGCGAGGAAATGCAGATGTGGCAGGATAAGATGGTGGACGCATACGTAGAGCGTTGCGAGTGCGATAGGGAAGAGATACAAGCCTTGATGGATAAGGACATCTTTATCAGCACCAGCGAGGCTTTGCGCCTAGGTCTTATCAGCAGCACCGTTGCACCAATCAGCGCAAGCGCATCGAAACGCAATATCGAAAGTTTTATTAATTCAAAACAACAAAATCCAAAAGCAATGGAGAAGAAAACAGAAGTAAAGGCTTCTCTCCTCGACAAGATTCTCGCTAAGTTGGGCGTGAAGACACTGGAGGAAGCAGAGAAGGCGGTGGCAGAGCCACAAGCCAAGGCAGAGCCAAAGGCGATGGAACTCAACACAGCAGACGGACAGACACTGACCGTTGAGCGTGAAGAGGGAGATCCACAAGTTGGCGACAAGGCAAGTCCGGACGGAACGTTTGAAATGCCGGACGGTAAGACAATTGTTGTCGAGGACGGTGTAATTACCGACATTCAGACCGCAGACAACACCGACAACGACACCGACAATGAGGGCGGTGAAGGCGGTGAGGGCGGCAGCGCATCAAGCACCGACGACACCGTAGCAAAGTTGAAGCAGCAGGTAGCAGCACTCAAGCAGCAGTTGAACGACACGAAGGCACAGCTGGCAGGCGCACAGAAACTCGCAAAGAGCAAGGAAGACATGCGCATCCTGAATGCCGTGAAGATGGCAGGCGGTGCTGAGAAGGTGCTGGCAGGCTACAGCAGCCACTACCAGCCAGCACAGCGACAGCCAAGCGGCAAAGGCGCAGGCGACAACGTGAACGCTGTCGAGGAAGGTAAGAACGCCATCAAGGAGAGACTTGCCAAACTCCACAAAAAGGGCAAGAAGTAACCAAGTATTAACCCATTAAATCAAAAGAAAATAATGGCAGGATTTACAAAAAAGCAACTCGAGAACCTTAAACTCGAGCCAGAAAACCTCGCAAGCATCAAGGATGCCGTGCAGGAAACCTTCTACCAAGATGAGGATTTTTCTTCATTCGTGAACATCATGAAGGTCAAGAACGATGATCCAATCGCACTCATCGGTGAGATGGAAATGGTCGGTAAGGCAGGTGGCGGTTGCGACCCTACCTACGAAGAGAAGGGTATCGCCAACTCTCAGAAGCGTTGGGAACTCGGGCAGTGGGAAATCCCTATCAAGATTTGCTACGAGGCATTGAAGGGAACCATCGCTGAGTATTCATTGAAGACTGGCACAGCCATTGGCGACCTTACCAGCACCGACTTTATGACCATCTACACCGATGCACTCCAGCGAGCCATGCAGCAGATGATTTGGCGTTTCGGCTGGTTCGGTGACAAGGCGGCAGCATTGGCAGGTGAAGGTGGAGGCAAGCTGACAGCAGGATCGGACGTTAATATGTTCAACGTCTGTGACGGTCTCTTCAAGCGCATCTTTACAGCCACAGCAGCAAAGAACCACACCACCATCGCAGCCAACAGCGAGACCACGGCAGCAGCGCAGGTTTCAGCATTGCGCAAAAAGGGTACGGCTACAACACTCGTTGACACCATCTTGATGGACGTGGACACACGTATCGTTGACGATAGCGATGCCGTGTTGCTTATGACACGCTCGCTTGCTGACGCATTGACCTACGACATCAAGCAGACCTACCACGATATTATGCCGTGGGAGAAGGTGTTCGATGGATTCGATTTAGCGACCTACAACGGAGTGAAGATTGCTCGTGTCGGCATCTGGGATAGAATGATTAACGCATACGAGAAGGGCGAGACGACAGTCAACCTTCCACACCGTGCGGTATTCTGCAACCCGAAGCACCTTATGGTGGGCACTGATGCCGATGCACTCATCAGCGACCTCGACATCTGGTTCGACCAGAAGGAGCGCAGAAACTATCTCTATGCTACAGGTAAGATTGGAACGGCTCTCCTCGAAGAGGACATGATCCATGCAGCTTACTAATCGCTCCAAATTTTCAGTTTAGTATTAAGTTATTTTGACAATCCTCAACACCCACAAAACGGTGTTGGGGATATAACAATTTAAAACGAATTAATATGACAACAACTTGCGAGAGCCTTATCGCCCAGGACATCATCATCCCTTGCGAAGACCAGGTAACAAAGGGACTGGAGGGCGATGGACTTATTATCAACCGAGACGACATTGACTTCACCAAGTCCGTTGTAGCGGGCAATATAATTAAAACATTAGTTTTGAAGACTGGCAAGAAAGCATACGCTATCCGGCAGGAAGGCAGCAAGCCATTCACTGGAACCAAGACTGAGCTGACCGTTGGCACGTATCGCAACAGCTGGAAGAACACCGTAGCAGTCGTGGTATTGGCTAACACACCTGACGTTTGCGCAAATATCATTGACGGACTGGCGAACGGAAAGTTCGTTATCATCCTTCGCAACCTCTCTAAGGGAGCGGACGGAAAGGCAGAGTATCAGGTGTTCGGATATGCGCAGGCACTGAAGGCAAGCGCAGGCGAGAACGACAAGTACTCAGACGACACCGAGGGTGGCTGGCTTATCACGCTGGAAGAGGAGAGCGTACCGAAGGCAGCTTATTTCTTCTTCGACACAGACAGCGAGACCACAGCAGCCAAGTATAAGAGCCTTCTGACGGAAGCAGCAGCGTAGCCTATGACATACAAGGAAGCAACAGCCAAGGTCGGGGAGTTGAAGGAACGTTTCGACAGTCCCTTTGATGCAACCGACAAGGCGGTTATCGAAACTCTTTACTTCGAGGTAACACGAAAGCGGTTTGTCCCGACAACCTGCCAGCAGTGTTACCACGATGCTCTGATAGAAATATATCTAAAACTCAAAAAAGAAAAGGCAATGCCAAAAACATGTAATTACGCAATGAAGGCAGGTTTTATCATTTCCTGCCCGGATTTCTACCATGGTAAGATTTTCACTAACGAGAACCTGACCGACAAGGTAGCGCACGAATATCTGACGAAGTACCCACACATGGAAAGCTACTTTCAGAAGATACCCAGCGATGAACTCATCGAGAACAAGCAGCAGCCAGAAGGCAGCGACAGCGGTGCAGATGATACCACCGGGAAAGATCCTGCCGAAAAAGCAGCAGGCAGCGACAAGAAAAAAGACCTCGACCAAGCCGAGAAAGCAGGCAAGGAAGAGTAACAAAACAACAAGTAAAACGACACAAGCAGTATGAACGTTAAAACAGTTAAAAAGCCAAAGCGAAGGGTTGATATTGGCTACGTCAGCCGATTCAAGATGCAGGCATACGGATATGATAATCTTTATCCGCAGAACCTCGCACGCATCACGGAAGCCAGCGGAACGGCAATGCTGTGCCTTAACCGATATGCCCGATTCATTGAGGGCTACGGCTTTGATAGCGACATTCTAGCAGCGTTGGCGATGAACCAGCAGGGGGACACGGCAGACGATTTGCTCCGGAACGTAGCGCAAGACCTCGCACGCTTTGGAGGCTTTGCCCTTCATGTTAACTACAACGTTCTAGGGCAGGTGTCGAGCGTGAGCCACGTACCCTTCGAAAATTGTCGACTAGAAGAGACGGACGACAAGGGGAGCGTGGCGCACGTCTTGCTGCATCCTGACTGGGAGCAGAAGAAAACGAGGAACGGAAAGCGGTTGATGGTGAACGAGAAGACCATCGAGCGCATCAACGTCTTCAATCCCGACCCCGACATCGTTCTTGAACAGATTGAGAACGCTGGCGGCATCGACAGCTACAAGGGGCAGATTCTGTGGCAGAGCCTAGACGGACAGTTTATTTATCCGACCGCCAGCTACGATTCAGCCATCACGGAGATTTCGACCGATGAGGGACTGGGTAACGTCAAGATGCGAAACGTCCGCAACAACTTCCTCGTATCGTGTATGATTGTAACAAAAAAAGGCGTTCCGAAGTTCAACGAGGAAGGCGAAGAGGTGGAGAGCGGACAGATGATTTCCGATGAAGACCTTTTGCAGTTCCAGGGGGACGAGAACACAGCGAAGATTCTTGCTGTAGAGGTTGAGAACGAGGAAGACGAACCAAAGGTTGTCGCCTTCCCGACTAAGAACTTCGACAAGGAGTTTTCTGTAACAGACAGCAGCGTTATTGAACGCATCTACGCACAGTTCCACCAAGAACTCTTCTACTCAATTCGTATTGGCAAGCTTGGATTCAGTGGGAAGGTGATGCAGGATGCCTACGAGTACTATGCCGGAGAGGTAACGACAGAGCAGCGTTTCATCGAGCGAGCCTTCAAAAAGATTTTCGAGAACTGGCACGATTCTGCCATTCAGAACCTAGACCCCAAGCTGCAGCCGTTGAAGTATATTAGCAGCGAAGCGGCAGGAAACAACACTATAGATTAATTGATTGAGCCTATGGGAGAACAAAGAAAACAACTTATCACGGTTGATCAGTTCCGAGAACTGGCAAGACCGACCAGCGTACACCTAGATAAGGATGAAGTGAACGCATACATTCGAGAATGCGAAGATGCGAACATCATACCAGCCATCGGGTGGAAGCGGTTCAAGGCAGCGACCGAGCAGGGAGAGTGGGACGATTCAGTCTTGCCCGATTTCCAGCCTGCGGTCTTCCTGGACGGTGGCGAATATACCACCAAGAAGGAGGGCGATTGCAGCCAAGAAGAAACCAAGGTGCAGAAGTACACCAGCGGAATACGCAAAGCACTCGCTTATTTCACGTATGCGAGGCTTTTTCGTGCCGATGGCGCAATTATAAGCCGAGCAGGTGGAATGCGCCACAGAGACGATTATTCAGACCATGTTCAAGACGTTTCAAACAACAAGCAATACAACGACATCATGGATATGGCGGAAAGATATTTATCAGATGCACTCGAATATCTCAAGGCATTCACCTCGAAAGGAGAAGTGAAGGCACAGCGAGGAACAAGGGCACACATTCACGCAATAGGCAACTAAAAGCACATAAGACATGAACGAGGATATTCAAAAAATGCTCCGTATGGCAGAGCTGATACGAGATGCAACGCAGGTTGGAGAAAACACAGCGGTGCGTGTCGGCACGGAAATTTACGACATCGTTGTCGAGTTAAGCAGGATGCTTGCCATGATGGACGATAAACTGGAGAACGATGCGGTCGTTAGGATTATCAAGAGTGAACTCGCCAAGATAACAATAACGGAAGCGCAAATTGCGGATGGGGCGATAACGGCAGCGAAGCTTGCCGATGGCTCTGTAAAGAACAGACACCTAGCATCCAATTGTGTGACCTCAGATAAAATACAACCGGGAGCGGTCAAACACGACCATCTGACCGAGGACTGTATATCAACTGGAAACATCAGAGACGGCAGCGTGACAGCAAAAAAACTCGGCACGGACATCTACAAGGATATTTCAAACAGAGTGACCGACATCGTGACGAAGGACTTCCCTCCAGCAATCACGGAGGAACAGATAACAGATATTACTAGTAAATAACAATTTAAAACAATAGATTATGAAATTTTTAGATGAAATAGGTTTAGCTTATTTTTGGGAGAAGATTAAAGCTTCATTTGTCAAAACTAAAGGAGCAAGTGAAATTGAAATGGATGATGATAATGAGGGACTGAAAGTTAACAATGTAAGTTCTTCATCTACAACTCTTGTGCCATCAGGCTTCATCTCTTATAATATTAATAGTGATAAGCAATCAGAAATGGTTGCCAAACTTCAATTTGGTGATTTGCTATTAAAGAAAATACACATAATAAATGGAACTTCTTCGCAGATTCTTATCGCTGATGGCTCTACCAAGACTATTAATGCAGCAAATGGCATTTGTGGACTTGATTCAAATGGCAATGTTCCATTAAGGCAATTAGGTAATCTTGATACTACAGTTGCAGAAGTAGTAACTGCTCTTCCTACAACTAATATTAAGAAGCATATTTATCTTATTAAAGATGCTAGTGGTGTTTCACAGAATCAATATAAGGAATATATTTATACTGGTGATACCAGTGCAACTTATGATGCTTCAAAATGGGAGAAACTCGGAAACTTCCGTGCTACAGTAGACCTTGCAGATTATGCTAAGAAGAGTGAGACACTAAGTAATTTGGTTTGGGAGCAAAGAGGTTCTAGTCTCTTCCTAGCTATTACCATGGGAAATGGCATCTCTGTATCAGAATTTATGCCTACTGCTAGCAGTTCCACAACTGGAGCAATGAGTAATACAGACAAGGTTAAGTTGGATGGCATCGAGGCTAGGGCAAACAATTATTTTCTCCCTCTTGCAACTGCTAATACTAGAGGAGGTATTAAAGTAGGCTATGTAGCCAACGGAAGAAATTATCCAGTGCAGATGGATGGAGAGAAGGCATACGTTAATGTTCCATGGACTGACACGAACACCACCTACGACTTGTCGCCTTATGCTAAGACGGCAGACGTAAATGCAGCCCTTGCGAAGAAAGTAGACGTGGTAAGCGGGAAGGGGCTTTCGACCGAAGACTTCACGGCAGCACTCAAAACCAAGTTGAACGGCATCGCCAATGGCGCAACAGCAGATAGCGCAATAACTACAGCAGAGATTGATGCTTTATTTGCTTAATAATAATTTTAAAAATTAATTAATATGAAGTTTTTAGATTTAAATGGATTAAAACATTTACTTAAATTTATGGATAGGACTGTAAGTGTTGCTTCTAGTAACATTCAATTTAATTCTCAAAGTAAACGTGAGATTCCCTTTATTACAAATCATCAAATTATTAATTTGAATAGTTCAGGTCATATTGATGTATTTAATTGGTTTAAGGGTGCATCAGAAGGAGGTATCTTGGAGATAGTCTTCGCAGGAGCACGAAATGGATACACATATTGTATTAATAATGAGGGTGTATCTATGATATATAAAATGGCGATAACAGACACTGGTCCAATATTAAAGAACCTTAATTCCCTGGCTACAGCGTATAATACTTATGCACGCTTCATCAAATTAGATGGAAAGCTAATAGTTGCAGAGTTGTTACAAACAGATAAAATTGTATAAATAAAATAAATTATTATGATAAATAAAACAGGTAGAGCAAAACCAGTAACTCCTAAAGCAGGAGTTACTAAAACCTCAAGAAGATATGCTTGTGGTGGTAAACTTGAACTCTAAGTCGCTGACTTTAGAAATTTAAAAGTAAGACAATATGAAGAAGAATAAGAAACAATTACATGAAGCACTGGCTGTGCTTCTTACTAAATTATCATCGGCAAGGGACAATCCCCTGCTGATGGATAACTACGCTGTAAAAGCCTTGCGCACGGTTCTTTTGGATTTCAAGGAATCGGGCGAACTTCACGAAGCATACAAAGAGCAGATACAATCCACGCTGGAGAGTGACAACCCCTGGATAGCTATGATGATGAAGTCAATTGGCGCAGATCCTTCTATTAAGAAGAGTATGACCGATGAAGCCATTGATGGAATGATTGATTCTATGTTGGGCAACGATTAAAACATTTTATTATAAATGACAAGGAGAAAGAACTATGGCGAGTTATAGACAACGTAATAAAGTGTTGCGCTATTGAACTGCCGAACGGAGAGTTGAGCATTACGAGAGAAGACGTTCTCGGCAAGTCGAGAGCCGAAAACCTCGTAATGACACGATGTATGGTCGTTGAGCAGATGATACACGCAGGATTCAGCATAACGACCACTGCGACCGTATTAAACCGCACCGTTCCAGCAGTGAGACATCTTTGCAAGATGGCTTACACATACATCAGCACTTCTCGAGTTTATCGACTTGCCACGGCACAAGCGACCTTGCTAAACAAGGACGTAGAGCCGATTTGTATTTAATCAAGAAACAAAAAGAAAATAACCAAAAGCGTTCTTTGACAATAATTCGATAAATACCCCTGCACTAACTTTTTGGAGCGATCCAAAAATCAGAGTAACTTTGCAGCGGATTCCAATATTTGGCTTCCGTAACGTAATTAACTCAAAATTTTATGGCAGACACAATTGAAAAAGTCTATTGCACTGGGGACGGTGGCAATGACAACCTAGCAGCAGCGTTGCTCGCTAGAGGTAGAGACAATGATCCAGCGACTATGCTGGCAGCAATGAACGGTGGTATGGGCAACTGGATGAATAACCCGTTTGCCTATATGATGATGATGGCTTGGATGCGAGACTGGAATAACCGTGGCGGCAATTTGCAGGACACGGAATTGCAGAATCAGATTGCGAGCCTTCGCACACAGATGCAGGACGGCAATAATACGGCTCTCCTGATGGACGCAGTGAAGGGCAACAACGTTGCTCTTGGTCAGCTGGCGCAGAATCTTAACTGCGATATGAACCAGCTGCAGAATGCAGTCTGTGGCGTGCAGGCAGCAATCCAAGATGTAGGCGGCAAGGTTGGTTTCAGCGCAGAGCGAGTAATCAACGCAGCGAACCTCGGAAACCTCAACATCATCCAGCAGTTGAAGGACTGCTGCTGCACCACGCAGCAGAACATCATCAAGATGGGCTACGACAACCAGCTGGGGCAGAAGGACATCGAGAACTCGATGCAGCGAGGATTCGATTTCAACAACCGCAGCATAGAGCGAGGCTTCTCGGCACTCGGTTTCCAGCTTCAGCAGGACAAGTGCGACATCATCCGCTCGAACCAAGACAACACCCAGCGAGTTATCGATGTACTTAACAATCACTGGCAGCAGGATTTGCAGCAGCGGTACAACGATGCACGCCTGGAGTTGAGCCAGCAGCGACAGAACGCTGAACTTATTGCAGCGTTGAAGACCACCACAACCACCACTGGAGCGTAGGCGGTCTGAACAAAATCTATCAAGGGGCAACTCGCTGTTCTAGCAGTGAGACCCCTTTTTGTCTATTTATCGAATTATTTAAAAAGAGCGTATCATGGAATTTAAGAATATACAAAGAAATCACCCGGTCTATCTGCTAGACAAGCAGACGGTGGAAGTTAAGGAAGGCAAGGTCGTAGACAACCAACCGCACATCAACACTGGCATCGCAACTATTTCCAGCAGCGGACAGCCCATGAGAGACGTAACAATCGAGGTGGAGGGGAAACAGACCATCTACACCATACCCGAACACCTTGGAGTTACCTTTGCAGGCGAAACCGTACTGGCAACCGATAAGGCAGACCTTTTGCCCGAAGTAGGCAAGTTGGTAAATGAAGCCGATGAGATAATCAAGGCATACGAGCCAAGCAAGGAGCGGAAAGCCAAGGGCGAGGAACTTCTTGCAGCTTTGAACCCGGCAATCAAGGAGAAGCAGGAAACGGAAAAGCGTTTCAAGGCACTTGAGGGCGATATAAGCGGCATTCGTGGCATGGTTAAGCAATTACTCGACAAACTAGGATAGGAGGGCGCACTATGAAGAAAATCATCGTTTTGCGCCATTCCTGCGATAGCGAGGAAGAGCGACACCAGCACCAAGAGAGCGGCATCATCCACGGCTTACCATACGAAAAGGCAGCAAAGGCACTCATGGGAGCCAGTGGGTACGTGGCATACGTTGCCAAGCACGGCTACCATTTCACGAAGCAGCTAGCAATCAAGGCAAGCGAGCAGATGAAGAACGTAGACGGAACGAGCCACCGATGGACGGTAGACGAAATCCGTTTGGCAACAAACAACGAGATAATCTCAAAGGGCACGACCCTCGGGGATATTCTCTATTTGGCTAATATGGCTTATGCGGACTTCTACCCGAAGGTAATCAAGACTGAGAGCGACTGCGTACAGTATGCTATTGCCGTAGCCAGTGATCCAGACGGATACGAGGGTATGGCATTCTGCAGGTGGACGGCAGACATCATCGGGAAGGGCGTTACCATTGACTGGGAAAAATTGGAATAACCAAAAAAAATAAATTGATATGAGCGAAGTATTTCACGATTTTCAGGTGCACCACCTTTATCTGTGCGCCCTAGTAATTTTTATCTGTTTCGCTACAATTCTGATAGCGATGACAATTGACCTGATAGCAGGCATACAGAAGGCGAAGGAACTGCATATTGCAAGAACGTCAACCGGACTAAAGAAGACGTGCGACAAGGCGAAGAAGTATTTCCCGACATTCGGTATTGCTTCGCTTATGGACGTGGCTACGTGCATTATCTCTCCCTTCCCTTTGTTCGCCATCGCCTGGACGGTGTATCTGCTTTTGTGCGAGTTTAAGAGCATCCGGGAGAAAGCGTACGAGAAGGCAGAGATACGCAAGCAAGACCGAACGATGCAGGTGATTCTCGAGAACAAGGACGAAATTGCGAAGGCGGTTGTCGAGATTATGAAGGAAGAACGAAAGAAAGGAGGAGATAATGAGGATAACTAGAGCGCAGCTTTTAAAGGTAATGCCGAATGCAGGCAGCAGGGCAGACACCTACCTTCCAATCATAAACGGATGGGCAGAGCATTTCCACATCAATACGAAACTTCGCATGGCTCATTATCTTGCGCAAATAGCGCACGAATCCGGTGAGCTCAGATACACCAAAGAACTGGCAAGCGGCAGAGCCTACGAGGGCAGGAAAGACCTCGGCAACACCCAGCAGGGCGATGGCGTGAAGTACAAGGGCAGAGGATTGATACAGATTACCGGGCGAGCCAACTACCGGAAATATGCTAATTATTGCGGCTTCGATGTTGTGGGCAGTCCCGAACTTTTGGAGCGTTCTCTGGGAGCAACGAAATCCTCGATGTGGGTATTCGACACCTTCGGCTGCAATGAGTTGGCAGACCAAGACAACTTGAAGGCTATCCGAAGGAAGATAAACGGAGGCTACAATGGACTGGCAGTCTGCGAGAAGTATTTGAAGCGAGCCAAGGAAGCCTTGAAAATCGAGGTGCTTGCGTAATAAACACATTAGTCTAACGTTTATAAAGTATGGAAAATTCAAGAAAAGGGCGAAATTTGCGTTCTGTGGCGTTATTCCTCGCCATGCTTATAATTACCCCACTTTTGATTTTGGGCTGTTCCTGCGCAAAAACAGCCGCAAATAACACGGTTTATCACGACAGCACACACACCAGTGTAAGACGTGACAGCGTGAACAAGCGGCAGATCCACTGGCAGGACACCCGGCAGCAGGACAGCGTAATCAAGCAGGACAGCGTGCTGGTCTATATCAAGGGCGACACCATAATCAAAGAGCGGTGGCACAACCTTACGACCACCAGATGGAGAACAACGACCAAGACGGACACCATCGTGGGCGACATTTACAAATTCGTGACTGACACCGTAAAGGTCAAATATTACGTTAACCGATACAAGACCAAGGAGGTAGAGAAGCCAGCGAGCACATGGCACAAGATAAGATTATTCGCTGGAGATTGCGTATTGCTATTCCTGGCAATCTTTGCGGCTTGCTGGATAAAGGAGCGCATCAAGAAGAGGGTTCAATAGGTTCAATCATAATATCTTTAAAAGGGCAGGAAGCGCAGGAGAGCGTTTTTCTGCCCATTTTTTGTGCAAAGAACACTTTTCATTGAGAGAAAAGGGGTAGGGGATATGAGAGTTAGATTATATTCATTCTAGCTAATGCGTGCAGGTTATTATTATATAGAGCGTGGAAAGCGTACCGAAAACAGCCGGAAACGACCGAAAACGACCAAAAATAGCTGTGCTTACGACATAAATAGACAATAAAAGTTAAAATATTAATATCTTTCGGGAAAAGTTTTGGTGGAACCGAAAAATATTAATATCTTTGCATTGTGTTTAAGAGATAAGCACTTTGAGACATTCAGTAATTTAAGCCCTAGGCAGCACGGTTAAGCCAAAGAAAATGAAAAAGTCAAATTCAAACATTTTAGAGTTCACTACAAAGTTCATCAACTCAAACTTCCGCATCAAGGTATTCGGACGCACAGAGGATGGCAAGAAGATAAACACACTCGTAGGAGTAAGCGGAATTTTAAAGCTCATCGGAGCGGAACTCTTCAACAAGTTCATCAAGCGAGCATTGAAGATGGCACAAGATGTTTGTATCTGCAAATTACGTAGAGGACTTCAAGTTAGTTTATATTCAAAATAAGACAATTATGGAATGGAGAACAATCAACGGGTATGGTGGAGTTTACCAAGTTTCTAATACTGGGGTCGTTAAAAGACTCCACCATGTTACGATTAACAAGAAAGGTGTTGCAATGACATTTAAAGAAAAGCGAATAAAGCCATTTAAAGATAAGTATGGTTATATGCACGTTTGTTTACAAGATGGCAAGAAACGCATAAATTGCCAAGTCCACAGATTGGTTATTTCTGCATTTAATCAAGGAGACACCAGTATGCAAGTAAACCACATTGATGGAAACAAGAAAAACAACCGCATTGAAAACCTAGAATGGGTAACACCAAAAGAGAATATCGAACATGCGGTAGAGCACGGACTTCGTGGAGATAATAACAGAAAGTCAATACAGAAACTTGTAAATGGTAAGATTACAGATACTTATATTTCCATCACGGAAGCTGCAAGAGTAAATCGTATAAGCAGACAATCTGTTTTCAGAAGTCTAAGGGGACACGCTATGAAAGGTGGGGTAATGTTCGTTTATTCTAACAAGGGAATATAAACAATGGCAAGAGCTAAATATTATATCAAGAAACAAGTTGAAGGCGAGGAAATCGAGGAGTTGGCAGACTTTACACGCAAGGACAAGGCAGAGCAATTCTTGAACGGCTTGTTTAGGGAATATAAAAAAACCGATAATTTTTATCCACACTGGGTGCGTCAAGGTTATTTTAAGTCTGAATTTGCATGCTTAGGAGTGAATTGTACAACAGAGTATTGGATTGAAAAGTATTAATCAGCAGGGCGCAAGCCCTGCACAATATATCAATATATGAAGGAATACGACAAGATACCAGCACAAGCAGTGGTCGAGGTAACGACCAGCTGGGGAAGAACCTGCTTGTTAGAGATTGGGCGAGACCTCAAGGAAGGCACGGTGCTCAATGGCTATTATTATCCGGTAAGCAAGGCTTTCGACTTTGAATGGAAGGGAGAGGGCGCAATGCTGTGGATCGGGGACAACGGAATGCTTGTCAGTCTTGGAGAAGGGCAAAAGCATAAATACATGATGCTGTCCCGAATGCTATCCGATTGCGAGTACTTCCTTCGCAACCCATACATGCGACACCTCTATTTCCCGAGTATCGCTAGACACTGCAAGGAAATGCGCCAGTTATGGCTGGAGTTAAACATCAAGCCGGAGTGGTTATCTTATAAGCAGATTGGCAAGCTGGAGCACAAGATGAACCGAATGAAAACGAAGTTAGACAGACAATTAAAAAAAGACTGGAGACAATGACAAGACAAGAGTACAGAGAAGCCCTGCACGAAATCAACGTGAAGGCTGAGAACGAAAGAAGAGTACTGGCAAGAGCATTTGCTACTGAGCACAGCCCAGTTAATGTTGGCGATTATATCAGCGACCACTACGACACGATAAGGGTTGAAAGCTGGGATGTTGTGAATGAAACCTACGAATACCCCTTGCCTTGCCTGGTATATCGCGGTATGACCTGCAAGAAGGATGGCACGCCACGAAAGAACCCGAAGAGGTGTAGCATCTATCAGTGCAACCTCTTGCGAGTAAATGGAGAACCAGTAAAAAATCACGGATATGGAGAATAGGAGAAACATCAAGAGAACGAAGAAGGGTGCAGGCGCAACGGTCAAGCTAGTTGGCATACAGATAGACAACGACCTGCTGCCTTTCCTCAACGCATTACCCAACAAGTCACGATTTATCAATGATTTGTTGAGAAAGAAATTTTTTGGTAAATAATTTGGTGGTTTCAAAGGAAAAGCGTACCTTTGCATCACTGAATGTTTAAAGTGGTCTCCACTTATTACCCCAGCGGCTCGACTTTTTCACCGCTGGGGTATTTTTGTGCTCTTTCTTTCGATTTACCACGAAATTTGCGTTCTGAGCCGCTTACGTGGTAAGCACGTAAAACTATCCCCGAAAACAATTTGAGCCGTTCCTGCGGCAAATTCGCAAGAAATAAGGCTATTTTTTGTTGTACAGCACGTAATCAATAACCCTGCGGTTTGCTTCATCTACTCTCGATAGGTCTGCATTGATGTAGGTATCAGTTACCCGGACACCAAACGAGTGACCCAGCGCAAGCGACACCACGTCCTTTTGTATACCAATGTTGAAGGCTATAGATGCCCACGTATGGCGAGCGTAGTACGTAGTAAGCCCTGGGCGCACCTTTGCGAGTTTCTTATTAATCATGACCGTTGCAACATCAACGTTCCTGAAATGCTCCGAGAAACGAAGCAGCTTCTTTTCCCCTTTGTACTTCTCGATGATTCGGAGAGCTTCTGGATGAAGAAGGATGGAGTAATGCCTGCCAGTCTTAGCCCGGTCGTATTCCAGTCTACCACGGACGATATTCTCATTTGTCAAGGCGAACAAGTCACTCACATTGATACCAATCAGCAGGAACATCAGCAGGAACATGTCGACCAGTTCATCACCACCAGCTTCGAAGATAGAGCGGATTTCCTCAACGGACAAATCTCGCTTTTTCGTTGTCTCAAGCCGCAGACTGTACCTGCGGAAAGGGTAGTTTTTCGTCTGTTCATTATCAATCGCCAAGTTGAAGACAGCAGCGACACAGAGCATCCTGCTGGCTCTGGTATTCCTAGACAAGCCTTCCTTTGCCATGAACGCATCGAAATCTTCAAGCCAAGACCGATTAATCTCATCGTATGTAAGAAGAGCCGCTTTTTCCTTCCCAAGGAAAGCTTCAATCTTTGCCCAAGTATATTTATATCTGTTTATCGTGTTCTCTTTCAGATTCCTGCCCTCGTAGGCAATGAAGCCATCTCGAAGCAAGGCGACCTTTTCCCTTGCAGGCTCGGCTTCAAGCATGATTAAGTCCCGGAGTTCCCTAGCCGTAATATCGCCCCGGTATGTTTCCCTGCATTGCGCCTTCATCATCATTCTATTATAAAAATTCAGACGGTCAAGCAGGAAGTCGTTGATAGCATCACGATCCGGACGCTTGCGCACCTTGCAAGCCCTTTTATCCCACTCGTCCTTCTTGCAGTATTGATTGAGGGAAATGAAGGCAGTCCCACCATGGTGGTTGACAGCAAGCCGGATGGAGAACGTACCATCCTGCCTTTTTACCCTTGAATCTAGATATAGTCTAAGTGTTGCCATAATTCCGTGCAGTTTTTGTTCAGTTTATTTTCAGCGTTAAGAGCCGCAATTGTGCAACATGGTGCATAATTGCTACATTTTCAAGTTATCCCAGCATTAAAGAACCCCTTTAAATACTGGGAAAACCAGTAAAGTTGTACTTAAAATCATAA